GCCCCGACCACCGAAGTCTTGACCGGCCCTGCCGCCGGGAACAGTTCCTGAATCGCCTGCGCCTGGAAACGAATCACCGATTCGGTCAGCAGCGGGTGAAACACCCCGCAAGCCCCGTCCCAGGGGGTGGTCCGGTCTTCGTGTTTGAGGCCGAGCAGGTCCAGCCCGTTGATGTAGGTCTCTTCCCAGTCTGAACGACTGTCGCGGTCTGACTGGTAAGCGGAGATCAACTCCGAGGCAATCTCGCGCAGTTCGGGTTCATCGATGTATTCGGCCAGGTTGGCGTCGTGTTCGGTGCCGTCATCGGCCCCGGCGCTGGGATCGAAATCAATCACCACCCCGCCATCAGGGGTTTCCATCGACACCGATTCGGGATTGACGATATCGATTTCCAGATCGGCTTCTGGCTGTGGTTGCAGGAAAGGATTTTGCCCTAACGGGCGTTCGATTGGCATTTATCCGTTTTTGCCAAATATCTGCTTACGGGAGGCCGAATTATAAGGGCGGGCGAGCGTGAGGTCATGGCCGTTTGCCATCCCCGCAGCAATGGTCTTCGGCTCTACAGGGCCACCGTGCATCATCTTCTTCACCTTGCCACCCTTCTTATATTTCAACTTGGCCTTTCCGGGCTTTTTCTTGGTGCTGTCGTAATAACTGGGCATGATTAGCTCCTAGTAATAATTGGCAGTGCGCTGGTACAGCGGCTCATCTTCCTCATCGGTATTCAACCGCAGAAACCCGCCTTGGCGAAACCGCAGTAACGCTTGGGTGCTACTATCCACCAAATCATCATGCTCTCCAGAAGGAAAAGATGCAAATTCCTCGATCACCTCATCGGCCCAGCGTTTTTCGGGACACCACACGATCCCCGACGCAAACAGGTCGGCCACTGCATTGACCCTGGCAACCTTGTCGTTACCCCGCGACGGGGTGTACTCCGAGACAGGAATGCCCATTGCCCGCAATTCAAAGGTCAGCGGGGTGCCCGCCGCCTTGGCTTCGACCACGAACGCATCCGGCTGCCAGTTCTGGTAGAACTCGAACGCGGTCTTTTTCAGTTTCGGAAACTCCATGCGTTCCTTGTAGGCATCCAGCAGGATGATGTTCGGATGGGTGATGCCGTTGTCATCGGGGCGATAGAACACGCCCCAGGTGGTACAGGCCGAGTAATCGGCCCGCTGGGTTTTCAAAAACGCGGTGTCCCATGACTGGATGATGAACTCGCATTGCGGTGCTTCGGGCTGCTCCCACCGCTGCCACCATTCCCGCTTGACCAGCGCGCCTTCTTCGGAGGTCGGGTCCTGCTGATACTGGGCCGACCACTTGGCAACCGGCAGTTCGTTGCGCAGGGCTTCCAGTTCGGCCTGCGGCCAGAATTCCGGCCATAACGCATTGCCCGAAGGCATGATCGCCGGGAATTCAATCACCTCCCACTCATCGGCCCCGTCGCGCTGCACCGAGGACTTGATGATCCGCCCGGTCAGGTCGCGTTTGTGCCAGCGAGTATTATGGCTGACTAAACCGTTTGCAATAAAGTTTTCAGTACCGTCTATTTCAACATCAAAAACTTCTTCGATACCACTTTCAACAATAGATTTAATCTTGTCCGTTGTGAACCCGCAAGTATTCAGCCGCCCTGTAAAGGATTTCTGGTATTTTTCCGTATCCAACTGCAAGGTTGCACTCATTGCATAGTAATCCTCTGACTTTCCCAGTCTCGTGAGAATGATCGATGCAGAGTTTCCCGCTCCAATGAGAGCGGGTATTTGATGCGTCAGGCTTCTGACCGCAAACATCACATCGGTTATCACGCTCAATAACCATTGATTCATACTGTTCCAGTGTGATCCCGTAACGGTTTTTGATACGCCTTTCCCTGTTTTCCCTTGGCGTTGGCTTTCTTGGCGGGAAAGTTTTGCTATAGCAACCAGCGCATAAGCCTTTGCTATGAACCCTCTTACCACACTCGCATTTTTTCCCTTTCCATTTTCCGTGATAACCGATTGGCCTATGCAGTGCATCAGGGTTTTTTCGGTGGTAACTTTCCTTCGATTGGCAAGATTGGCATTTTCCGGGCTTTGTCTTTGCTCTTGCTGACCTAAAGCATCCTTCAGCGATACAAGTGAATCGCCCGGTTTCAGATTTTTCAGCCTTACCCATTCCGGCTCTCCGTTACGCTTAACAAGAAACGGATGTCGCTTGTTTGCGCGCACTACTCTGCCAGATTGTGTTTGTATTGTATATACCGCATCTAAACCACTTGACTTGTGATTTTTTACAGTGGATGTGGTGAGTTGTCCTTCATTGTAGGTGGCAACTTGATCGCCAACTTGTATCTCTTGCAGTAACTTCTCAAAGCCATTAGCCATAAGAACCGGCGTGTCGCCCGTCATGCACATCACCACCACGATGGCTCCGCCGGGTTGCAATCGCTGTCGCGGGCCGGAGGTGTACCAGTCATAGACTTTATCGAACACCGAGGGGTCAATGCTCTGACCTTCCTGCTCAGAATGAGGGTCATCAATAATAAGCAGGTCAGCGCCTTTACCGGTGACCGCACCGCCCACCCCGATGGCGAAGTATTCGCCACTCTGGTTGGTACTCCAGCGACCGGCGGCCTTGGAGTCGGCCCGCAACGCGACTTGGGGAAAGATGGTCTTGTAATCCTCGCTGTTGACCAGGTTTCTGACCTTACGCCCGAATCCCACCGCCAGTTCGGCGGTATGGGCGGTCTGGATGATCTTTTTATCGGGATATTGCCCCAAAAACCTCAAAGGCTTTTGCCATGATGGCGTGGTGGCGGCCTTCGATGAAAGCGGGCCAGACCTGCCTGACAAAGCCCAAATAGGTATCACGGGCAGTCTGAAGCTGCTCCAGCGTATCGAATTCTTCCATCAATTCGAGAACCTGCTGGCGTTCCCTGGCTGGCAGTGCCGGGATGTTTTGCAGCGTAGCTACATCGATATGATCTGAGATAGCCATTCAAATCAGCCTTACCCGCCCGCCCTCACGGTAGTCTTTCGGCATTTCGGTTGTCTGCCTGCGGGCCATAAGCAATTGGGGGCTGGCCCTATCTCCAGATCTTTCTATAAATTTTTTCATTAGTTCTTCTTTATACCCCTCAACTGCGCTCCATATTTCCGAATCTGTTCCCACACGCTCTCTTACGTCTTGTACTGATATTTCTCGTTCTTTTGCTACTTTAGGAATAGCTGATTTATTATAGTGTTCCACCCAATAGCGGGCTTGTCCTTCTAAGTCTTTCGGTATCTGACTAGCATTGGTCATGTGGAATAATCTAGAAAAGATTGTGCTATAAACAGGATCTTTTAAGTCTTCATATTTTATGGCCTCCAAGTCTTTCCCAAAGGCATCTTCTACCATATTACGGTAGCTTTTAAGGCCAGAAGGAACACCTTTCCCCCCGCGTAGTCTGTTCTTGACTTCCTCAAAAGCTATTTCATCCATTTGATGTATACTAAAACCTCCCCTCATTTCGGTACCGTCTGCATCTGCGGACGTTCTTATATTATAAGTGTTTTCATCCTGTCCTAAACGAGACTCAACTATTGCTTGATTTATCATATAGTCCGTTACATGTGGACTATCTTCTTCAAAATATGTAGTCATAGTATGTTCTATAGCGGCTTGGTTATCTTCTGGCGTTGGACGGAGCCATGCCATTTCTTTCCACAAGTCATAAATGCCGTTGCTTGCGGGCTTTTCAGCGGTTTCATTCCCTAACGACGCAATACCGCCGTTCGCATACCCCGAAGCATGGATTGCCCGCCCCTGACGTTCCGCCTGGGCTTTGGTGGGGTAGAGTTTGCCGGAACTGCCCCAGCGATAGCCGCCCTTGACCTTGCGTACCGGCATTTGTTCAGAACCTAAACATTTGGATCGCCAGTCTGAGAATTCCCAGAATCAGGATAACCGGCAGATTAGAACAAAAAATATCCCTGACTTCAAATGCTTCGGGATTCGTATAGCGCACATATTCCTCCCAAAGCATTATGAATCATTCGCATGATCCAATCGGACAAGCTCTCACTAAAACCAGCCCGCTGAAGTCAAAGATATTGATATTTTGAATCACTAGGAACGTCCTAGCTTAGGAACGTCCTAGCTTAGGAACGTCCTAGCTTAGGAACGTCCTAGCTTAGGAACGTCCTAACTTAGAATCTTCTAAAATATTCAGGTTATCCTCGTAGGATATTCATCACCTGAATATTATCTCAAGAACGTCCTAGTTAAGACTTAGGAACTTCCTAGTAGAAAAGATCTTCTTTAGATTTTACCGAATGTACCCTCTTGACAGCGAAAGTCAAGCGTTTATTGAGGTTATTTTTCTAAAAATTTGAAAAAAATTTTTTCCCCCAGGGACTCCTACCCCGTTTCTGTGAAAAAAAGGGTACATATGTCATATGACATTATGTCATTTTGCAAAAACAGGTGATTATTTGAGGGGATTCCTGAACACAGAGACCGTCGTCGTTGCATGTGAAAGAGGGGGGAGGGGGAGGGGAAGGAGAAGAGAGAGAGAAGAGAGAGAAAGGAGAGAAAGGAGAGAGACTAAGGTATGTTGTTGATTAAATTCGGCAGCAAGTTGTTGATTCTAAAGGGTTTTCCTAGCCTGGAGCCAAGTCATTGATTCTAATAGCCTAGTTCAGCTGATCGTCCGCCGGTCTATCGTCGCTGCTGGCATCCAGCGCAGGCTGGGCGCTATCTTCTGCGGATGATGCGCCTAGGCCCAGTTGATCCAATTTAGCCTGGAGTAGTGCCGCCACAGCCTGTGGATCGTTCTGGGCTTTAGTCTCTACGGTCAAGCTGCTGTTCATCAACCCGCATACCCGCGCATATATCTCTAATGCCCTGAGGATAAGAGGATCGGTAGGACTATCAATAGCAGCATCCAGACGTTCTATGATGCGAGCCTTCGCGCTTACTGCTGATCTGGCCACCGCCTGATCCCTAGCCTTATTCAAAGCATCAACCCTTGACCTGATATCAACCCGCGACATTAACCGGCTTGCAAGTGTGTGAATCGATTTCGCTGTGGTTGACTCGCTAGGGTCATATGCCTCCCGGTATGCATCCGCTTGTGTCATCCCGCTGGCGACTAACCTGGCGAAATGCAGCATTTTCGGCGTCAGCTGTTTAGGTTTTGCCATGCCCGGATTTTAGCCGCCTGATCCCGGCTTTGTCTAGCTGTAAGCATGACGCAATATGCACCTTGCAGTATGTAATGCCATATGAGACAATATGCCCATTGATTAAACCAACCGGAGTTTTAAGCATGAACCGTAAACCAATAATCATCAGCTAGTTAATACCACAATGGCGCTGGAGGGCGCCATTCTAGTGTCAACTAGGGCAATAGGATTAGATAGCATGAACCGTGAAACCTACTTAAATAAATGCGTTGCTGAATTGAGCATGCGAGTGTTCGCACCCGCCGGGCATGAAGTACCTGGCGATGTGAAGGTAACGTGCGGCTGGCCTTCATCGCGCGGCATGTCTGAAAAGACCCGCACCATTGGCCAGTGTTTCCCACGATCCATGAGTGCCGCAAGTATAAATGAAATATTCATATCCCCCACAATTGCCGACAGCGTGGAAGCAATGGGCATCCTAACCCATGAATTAGTCCATGCGGTAGACGATTGTAATAACGGACACAAGGCACCGTTTAAACGCATCGCACAGTCTGTTGGCTTGACTGGCAAAATGACCGCAACAACGACCGGCGATGAATTAAAAGCCAAGTTAGAGGCAATCGCCAAAAAGTTGGGCGAGTATCCACACGCTGAGATTTCCACCACTGCCCGCAAAAAACAATCCACGCGGGGATTAAGAATTAAATGCAACGATTGCGGCGCTAAATGGCGTATGGCGCGCAGTTGGGCAGTACAAGTAACCTGCTGTCCGGTGTGTGCTGGCGAGAATCTAAGCAACGATTCGGACAGCGTTTAAACGCTCCCACCAAGGGCGAGGTAAACAAAATGCAAGTATTAGAACTGATAATTGAAATTGTGAAGGTGCATGAGTCTGGAGCATTTGCGGTTAAGCATAGGGAAGGCGAGTTTAAAACCGATAAAGAGCGATGGACTGCTGCGGCAAAAGTAATCGCCTGCAAATACTTGGATACTGACGTACCGGACGCCAGCAACTGGCGCCTTCACGATTACATTCAATATAACATCAACGAATTTTGGAAAATCTACACAAGAGCCGCCCTAATCTCTTAATCAATACGGATATTAGAATGTTCGCCTTGTCGATCTAACCATGCACACATTCATAAAAGAATTACTTGGATCAATAGCGGTTTTTACGCTTGGATTGGTATTTGGCGCAATGTTTGCGCTGGCGATCTAACTGGGCTTTTTGTCCTGGCAATTTTTAATTTATAGGGGAATCAACAATGACACGGGCAATTATTGAGCTTGAGTTTTACAGCGAAGATGTAACGGAGGCTGACGTTATCAACTATATCAACGCATTAATAGAAAACGATTGCCTAAGTTATGAACTAAAAAAAGGTAGCGGTATCGTCGTCTTGTAATGTAGGGGAATTAAATATGATTACAGCAACAGAAAAGCGACTCATTGAAAACGGATTTCAACGCCTCAATGCCTTAGACAATCAAACCTGGACGGCATACCGGCGGGATTTGTTCAACGCTAACCGTAGCATGGAACGCCAGCACCGGAACGGATGGTGTGGCGGTAGAGAATTTCCCAAAAGCGCAACATTATCTATTGTCGCTAAATACTTCACAGTTAAGGATATTCTCGACGCCTTAGACTGCGAGCATGAACCGTACACAATCGCGGATTCTCTAATCATTAAGGAAACCGCAATCAAAGCTCAAGCATTGGCAGAGAATTATACGGAACTATTAACGGAGCAATTCACTGGATTTAACCGCGACGGTTTCAAAGCTCTGGATTATTCCAAAATGGTTGATACCAAATAGGAGTGCTAGACATATGAAAGATCGAATACAGGACTATAACGAGTCGGTATCTCACCCAGGCAAATTTGAAGGTGAGACAATCATTACACCATACCTATATGACGCTATGTTGAATGGCGATGGTGAACTGCTGGCTACTATGGATAGCGGCGATTCTGTGACCTATTTTGAAATCACTGGCGATGAATTTAGGCGCGAATTTGGAACGTCTATATTGAATGGGCAGGAATGGGAAAACAGCACATTCAAAAGTCTGGAACGTGGAGTGCTGAGTAATTATTTTTTGTTGATTGAAAACAGCGACGGTTTCTGCACCACTATGTATTTCAATACAGAACAATCGGCGCGGGATCGCGGCGAGTTTTTTTTCGGCCCTGAATATACAAAGCAAGAAAAACTAATCCATGAGGCTATGTTGAGCGTTGTTCACATTCACCCAGATATGGTTGATGTACTTTTTTGGAGCGTATTAGAACTGTTAACAACAGACCAAGCCAACCAGTTAGAAGATATTTTAACTAACCATCCAGATATGATTGAGGACTAAAGATAAGGAGTGCTAAATAAATGACGCATAACAATTCAAACTTTATATTCCAAAATATATTCAGAGACAATAAAACTGTCAGGTTTTACGAATCATTATCAGCATTCCAAAATATATTCAGAGACAATAAAACTGTCAGGTTTTACGAATCATTATCAGCTAATGATCCACAGCTAATACTTTTTGAATCCTGCCTTAATGCCAATGGCATACCGAAAAATTGGTCTGAATTATCCGTTGCTCAAGAAAAATTGATGGATAAATTGTGGCTAAAACTTAAATAATGGAGTTATGAGTATGAACAGATATCAAAAACAAACCGTGCGTGAGTTTGTCGATTTGCATGACAGCAGGATCGACAAATACTTGCGCGAGGTTGGATTGCTAAACCCGAACGGCACATTTCCCAGCAATGATAGTGTTCTGAAGGAACTGGAAGATTGGTTCTTTAATGTTATTAATTCAGAAAATTATACATTTAATGAATTTGACAGCGCGGTCGAGGTGAGCCTAGAGATTGGCCGCCTTGACAGTCGCAACGGCAATCCGGTTATTTTTGAATTCGATGCATCACTGTGGCCGCATTTACTGGAAGAAGCCGGGAACCAGGTGAGCCTGGATTCACCATGACACACAATCACTGCATCACAGTTTGGAAATCCCGCGAAGCCAAGTGCTGGTTGGCAAAAGACAGCGATCCGCAGGTAGTCGAATTGTTCGGCACCGACACGCTCCCAACTGCCTACACACTTAGCGCAACAGCAGAGCAAGTTATTGCGGGGCTGCAAAAACGCAACCCTGCCAAATCCATCATGCTGAGAAAGGAGTAACGCAATGACGACACGTTGGCACATTGATCACGGACAGATTCTGGTCGTTGGGCGCGATGAATGTTTTGATTGCGGCCAAGGCACAATCACTTATTCGCAAAACGACGATTACTGTTTTGAGCGTTGCAACCACTGCGATTACGAAAATATCGCTGAAAGAGAAAACCCAACCGGAGAATAGAC